ATGAACGAGATGCAGGTCACGGAGGCTCTGTTGAGAGCGATCCTCGAACTCATTGAGAAGTGCGAGACGCTTGAAGAACTCAGAGCCAGCGTGAAGCGAATCATGGGTGAGTAAAAAAGTGAGCGGCCGCCCCGCAAAGAACGCCGCTCACAACACCCCGAAAGGCGAGCGGGAAGCCTTACTCCCGCCGCCTTGATTATAAACCAAGTAAGGCAGAAAAATCAAGGAGGAACGCAAAACGTACGGAACGATCATCATCAAAACCGATGAAGCACAGGCGCAGTTTAAGACATGGGCCCATGATAGCATCTACGCTTTTCTGACTGACCACGGCTATAGCCACGACACAGCCGCAGATGTTGCAGGCTGGGCGGACCTCGCCTCGATTGGTGAGGAATACGAACTTGACGGTGCCGCAATCATTATCGTCGATTAACGAAGAAAGGACACGACCATGAACAAAATCCGCCGCAAGAATTTGCAGAGCATCATCGACCAGCTGGAGGAGCTGAAAGGCAGCCTCGAAGACCTCCAGGCTGAGGAGGAAGAGTACCGCGACAATATCCCTGAGAATATGCAGGAGAGCGAACGCTATGAAAAGGCAGACGAGGCTTGCGACAGCCTCTCCGAAGCCGTAGATAACCTGGAGGAAGTCATCAGCAGCATCGAAGCTGCCATTGAGTGAGAGGGCGGGCATGAGAAAAATTACTGTCTTCGACTTTTGCAGTCAGATCGGCGCGGCCAGCGATGAAATCCCCGTTGTGGTGAAAGCCGGTATGCAGGAGATCGGCCACTTCCGCAGCTTATACAAAATCCCAGCGCAAGCGATGCCGGGAGTTCTGGAAGCCAAAATCACCTATGTTACCATGGGCCGCGAAGAAATCATTATCCAAGTCAAGTTGAAAGGCTACAACGCCAAGTTGTAATTACATGACCGGCTGACCTATCGGCACGACGGGGAGAAAGAAACTGGCCGTTGCCAGTGCCGCGATGAAGCGGTTGGTAAAAAGACACGGGCGCTGCCTTAACTGGCAGCGCCCGTTCTTTATCTTTATTTATCCTCGTCGGCTTTGTCTTTCAGCTTTTTCAAACTGCTGATCAGAAACTTCGGCACCGGTGCGCCTAACCGCCCCGCGTTTTCGATGATGCTCCCCAGCTCCGTTACAATGTACCAGATAGCCACCAAGGGCAAGAAAGCCGTCTTATATGTGAACGGCAAATCGAACCCTAAATCACCATAATTGACAATTGCGGACAACGCGACATCCAGCATTAGCGCAACCAGCATGGCCACAATGCTCCCCAGCTTGTGCCACAACCCCGCACGTGCAACTGCACTATCCCACTCGCCAGCCGAGATGGCAGCCCATGATCCCGTCACATAATCCAGAATCATCGCTGCCAGCCACACGATCACAAGCCAGCCTGTCCACCCCCAGAACGCCGTCATGCCGGCCAGCACGGCCGAGATGGCTGCCTTCAGCTCCATTGCTTTGTTCGGCACATTCATAATACATACCCCTCCATCATTTGTTTTCGTCGACCATCGTCTGCGTGACAAGCAGCGTGCGGATCATGTCCAGCGACAAGTCCAGCTTGCCGTTTCCGACACCGCTGAGTACACCCCGGTCAATCAGCCGCTGCATGCCCGCCTGCGCCCAGCCGGGCATGTCCTTGATCGTCTCGTACCGGGGGTTGCGTGCCGCTGCGTACTTGGCGCCGACTACAAGGCCACGGATCATATCCATGGACAGATCCAGATTGCCGCCGCCCACGCCGCCGAGTGCGCCCGCATCCACCAGCGCGCGCACCGTGTCCTGTGCCCAACTCGGGACTTCCTCGATCGTGTTGTACCTCACCATGTCATCCTCGTCCTCCTCATTATCATTTTCGTTCATTGCCCCCGCGACATCCGCGCGGAAGCCGTCCATCGTGTAGCCCATATCATATGTGCGCCACAGCAGCTCCGGGTCTGCGTGGTTGCTCGCCACGCCACGTCGGTGTCCCTCAGCGTGCCCGATGATTACGCCGTCCTGCGCCGGATCGAGGCCGTACTGCTTGCACAGCGCGGCGAACAGCTCCACAGCCGTGTGGTATGTACCCGCGATCTGCTCTGCCGCCTCCGCGTAAGTCATGCCCTCGCTCGGCTCGGTCATTTCTACCCCGATGTGCGTAGAATTGGCGCTCCCGCCGCAGTGCCAGCCGCGCATCTCCCACGGCAGGAGCTGATACACCGTACCGTCCGCCTGCGCGAACGCGTGCACGCATACGGACGCGCCGCCCGGCTGATACTGGTTAAAGCTGCGTGCAAATACCGCTGCAGACGGCTGCGCGCATCCCACGCTGTGCAGCATGATGCCCTGCGGGTACAGCGGCGCGCCGATCTGGTAGCATCGGTTCTTTTCTGCGAATGCTTCAATAATGTTCACACTTGTCACCCCATTCGATAATTCTTTCCCGCCTCGATTGCGGTCTTGTCCGATTTCGCCCACAGGCCGTTTGCTTTCCGCCATACCGCAGCGGCCTGTATCTGCGCCCCTGCGCGCTTGATGTAGACGCCTGTACCGGTCGGCGCTGCTTGCGTCGCTTTGGCGTACAGCGTCAGATCTGCGGCCGTGGTAGTGTACGACAGGCTTGTGCTGACACGCTGCGTGCACGCCGCATCGCTGTACCATCCGTCAAACACCGCGCCAGCCGCCAGCGTGGCCGTGAAGGTCACATTGTCACCGTCCCACGGTTCCGCATCCGATACGGTCGCGGATGCAATCCCGTTCCCAACCGCGTTTGCAGCACATGAATATCGGTTAAAGTACAGGGTAAGCTGCCCGACCGAGCACGCGGCGGCGATGAACACGTTGTTGATGTACAGGTGATACCGGATCGTTGTCGCCGATGTCGCCCCAGTGATCGCCGTGCTGGTAAGCCCGTCCTGCTCGCCGACCTCGTCCGAACACAGCACCTTGTGTACCTCTGTGCCGCCAAACTCTAACGCGCAATAGTTGTTTTTGTTTTTTATAGACGCGCCGCAGCCAATACGGCTGTCAGCTTTGACGGGTTTCGCTACGGCATTCGGAAACAGGAAAGCTTTTGCCGCATCAGTGAAGATTGCATAGCCAGATCGTGCAGTTGACTTGATTACAACGCCGTTTCCGTATGATTCGACACCGATCGCACAGTTGTCTGCCGTCAGATACTGCTTTGCGTTGTCATATACGATTCTGAGTTGCCGACCCTCGACCCTCATCCGCCGTCACCTACCCGGTGCGACGCCACGCTTCCGTCAGTCCTAAAGTAGTACACGATCATGGCGTTTTCTACGTCCTCGAACGCAACCACCTGATGATACAGTGTCCCGTCGTAAAACCAGATCACCTTGTTTGCCAAGATGTCCTGCACGATCTCGTCGATGGTGCTGTCCGCCGTCAGGATCAGCATATAGTCCCCGCCGACCTCCTGCGCGGTCGGCGTGATGGTGTGATAGATCAGTTCATTCATGTGTCACCCCAGATCCAGATAGATGTCTCCGTCCGCGCCGAGGCTTGCGTCCGGCGCGCCCGAGCCGGTATGGATGGTTGCAAGCGTCAGCGCGCCGGTAATGGCGTTGCCCGCCTTGTCGTGCGCGGTCGTGCCGGACAGCAGCGCATCTGCCGTAACCGTATCGGCTGTCAGGTCGATCAGCGCCCGGCCGTCATATACGATCTTGCTGACTGCCATATCGTCACCCGATCGTTACAGTCGTTCCGCCCGCAGGGTTCGCGGCCTCCGCATAAGGGATTGCTGCGACCGTCACGCTCGACAGATAGTCATAGCCGCTGTCCGGCGACACAGTTTGTGCGGTTGTCTTTGGTGTGGCGCTTTTGGTCTGCGCCTTGATCGACGCGCCGGAGTAGCTACCCTCCACGCCGAGGATGGTCACGCCCGCTTTGATGTTGCCCGCGATGATCTTTGCCTGCTAGGTCGAGCTGATGCCCACCTTGCCGCTGCCGTTGTGGTAGCCCGCGGGGACAGTGTACTCGCCCGCTTTGGTGGCGATCGTGCCCGTCACGGCGCCGCGGTTCGGCATCGTGCCAGCCTTCTTCGCGCCCTTCACATACGCCGTCTTGCCGAGCAGGATTTCGCCCTCCGCGGCAGTGGCGTCGCCGGTGGCGGCGTCATACGCGCAAGTGCCGGTGATCTCCTCACCGTCTTTCCCGTGCGCCGTGATACCCGCCAGCAGTTTGTCCGCGGCCACGGTGTCGCCGGTCAAGTCGATCAGCACGTTGCCGCCATAAATAATTTTACTGTATGCCATAGTCAGCCTCCAACGATAAAAGTTACGCCGCCAGCGGCGTTCGGGATCTCCCGCGTCGGGATCATGTCGATGCGCACATCGTCGCGCATCGTCTTGCTGCGCGTTGGCAGCCTCTGCGCCGTGATCAGCGGCGTCACGTCATATGCGCCGTCGTAGTAGTCCGCAGCGCCGTCCACGCGCTGAAAATTGTCAAACGTCAGTTCAAGCGTCTGATCCCCTGCGGCCATGTCCAGCTCCAGCGTCTGTCTGGTCTGCTTAAATGCCACATCGATCCGCAGCATCAGATCACCCCATCCTTGAGGATGCGCTCGGTAGGCACGGTATACACCCGCGTTGCAAGCGCCTCTCCGCCCGTCGTGCGCACGCGCATCTGCAGCTCTGTCCTCGTGTTTTGCGACAGCTTGAGTGTTTCCTCCTGCGTCAGGTGTAGTGTCACAGTGCTACCGGCGCACGTGCAGTCCGCCAGATCCTTGTCGATCACAACACTGCCATCCTGCGCAAACGTGATATATCCGGCTGCGATCTCGTCAGTCAGCATCGGCAGCGTAAACTCAAATGTCGGCGTAGTGCCACGTATCACGATGTTTCCCTCCCTTCAAGTCACGCCGTCCGCTTCCACACGTACACAGACAAGTACGGCGGCAGGTTGTTGTGCGCTTTGTCGCCGCCAGCGCTGGACGTGTAGCTGCCAATCGCATAATACGTGCTGTCAGACGGGCCATCCGGGTAGTTGCCGGGCGCGGAGTGGTCAGCAGCTCCAGCATTAGGGTAGTACACCGCGTGTTTGTGGCTAGGCATCTCGCTTTCGGTAAGCGTGTGCGCCGCCTCTCCGCCGGTCGCACCGGCTTTATAGGTCGTGCCAGCAGCGAGAAGAAATCTGTCCTTGATCTGCACCCACGTGCCGCCGAACAAGCTATGCGGGTTTGTGCTGTTTACGCTCATGTAGATCGACCCGACCGGGTATGCCTTGTCCAGCATCACGCTCACAGTCGCCGCTCCAATATCCGCAAGCAGCTCGGCCGGGGTGCGATGGTACACCCAACCGCTGTCGTCGAGCACGGCAATTTTGCTCGGTGTTCGTCCGAGATCGCTTGCGGCTGTCGTCTGCAACCACGTACCGGTAATGTACTGCCCTATCAGGTTTCCGGTCATCGTGCCACCGGACTTGTCCAGCTTGCCATTGAGCGCAGATTTAATCACCTTGTTCTGCACGGGGTTGGTAGATGCGTCCGACAGCTCGGTGTCCACTATCACGCCACCACCGGCCATCGCCTTGTTATCCACATACGCTTTTGTAGCCGCATCATCATCTTCGGTCGGCGTGCCAATCTTCAAGCGCGCCTTAGCCCGCTTATCGCCGTCCGGCACAGTCACCTCCACGGCACCCACACCAGATACGTTGATGCTGGCGTTTGCTCCTGCGGTCCCGTTGTCGTGCAAGTCAAGGACCGGCGTACTCACGGTCTGGGCATAGACTCCCCCGCTCGTCGTAAGCCCCTTGACAGGTTCAAAGTCCCCGTTCACTGTCAGATTTCCGGTGATCGTGCCGCCAGCTTTGTCCAGCTTCCGGTCCAAATCCGTTTTATCCGCTTTACCGGACAGTGCAACGGTAATGGCTCCATTCATTACCGGATTTGTGCCGCCCGAAGACAGCTCGCTGTCCACTGTGATCTTCGTCGCGCCCTCCGCGATGCCGTCGAGTTTGGCTTTGTCAGCCGCCGACATTAGACCTGCCACACTCGTCGTTGCGTTCGTCTTGTCTGCCTTGCTGGCGAGCGCCGTCTTTACCAGCGCAACAAGTTTCGCGGCCGCGGTCGCCCCAACATACTTCCGATCACTCATATCACCACTCCTTTTATCCGTTATCGTCCCAGACGGCCTGCATCTCGTCGGCTGTCATAGCAGTCAGGCCGTCCAGCTTGGTCTTGTCCGCAGCAGACATCAGGCCAGCCGCTGACTGTGTGGCTGCTGCTGTGCCGGCCTTTCCCGCCAGTGCAGATGTAATGACCTTGTTCTGCACGGGATTTGTGCTGGTCGTTGATAGTGCACTGTCCACATCGATCGTGCCCCCACCGCCACCACCGGAAGGCGACGATCCGGAAGGACCGCTATCGGATGTGTTGTAGCTGCTGCTGGACTCCACGCTGTTGCCAATCGACGTTTTCCCGGAAAACACGAACGTGTAGTTCATGATGATCGACGGGTATTCCCGGCCGTTGATGTCCTTGACGATAACCTTGTCGAAAATATCAAGCCGCGGGTCGGCCGGAAGATCGCCGGAGAACTTATAGATCGGCTTGTTTTTCAGCTGCTCGTACGCTGTTTCCGCGACTGCTTCAGCAGCGACCGTGATCGACCCTGCTGGCCCTTCGATGCCCAACCACAGGTTGTCGTCATTCAGTTCGATAACGTAGCCTCCGGCGCCGAAGAAATACGTGTGCTCTTGCCCGTCACTGGCGAACGTCTTTTTCACGCGCACTCCAGTGACTTCGACCGGCGTACTTGCCACTTCCAGTTGGTTAATCCACTGTGTTAACGTCACATCTGCTGTAGATGTAATCGGTCGCACATACAGTGCATCCCCAGACACCACGGCATTGCCACCGCAGGCCAGCGCGATAGCTTCGATCACTTGCCGGATGGTGTGCTTCGCATCCACGGTCGCCAGCGCGTTATACCCCAAATCATTATCAATCGCGCTGGGCGTCAGGCCGAGACGAGTCGCTGCCAGCCTCCATAGCTCTATGTAATTGTGCTCTCCCTGCATCTCCGTCGGGCACAGCACGTTCGCTTCCCTCATGGCATCGTAGCAAGTAAGCGTGGTAACTTCATGCACGGTTTCCACTTCATAAACCTTAAAGCTGCCCATTGGAACCAAGTATCCATTGCCGTCGATTTTGATATCTGCCTTTAGGTGCACGGTCGCTCCTTCGTATAGATTCCGGTTATCGACGTTTTGCCACCCACCATCGTACATTTCAATTGTCGCGCATTTGCACGCGGAAAGCCCGACCGGGTAACTGCCTGATGATATCTGCGCTGTGATTTTCGTTCCACCAGGACGAAAACACGCCCCGTCTACTTGTAGGTGTTCCCCCGCCTTGAGCGTCACAGTTGTACTGCCATAATACACCAATGTCACATCGTGATCCCACGTAAAAGTCGCTTCAACCACAAAGTTCGTCTGCGATGGATAGACGCTTGTGATTTGACTTTCGACTGTTCGCATTCATGTCACCCCCAATCACGTCAGTGGATTGACGCTGACCATGTTAAAATCCAGGGACGTAAACAGCTCCTTGCCTTCGTTCAGGCGCCCGATATTCAGCTGCCCTTTGCCGACGTAAAACCACGCCTGGCACCACGCGCCGTAGTAAGCGGAAAAGTAGTGCAACTGGAACTGCTGACCTTTTGCAATGATCTTCAGGATCTGCGACAGCATGGTTTTGCTGATCGACGCTCGGCTATATCCAAGCGCTTCGACAGTGAACAGCGGACTGACAACGGCCGCGCCGGTCTGGGTGCGGCCGCTGTCCTCCGTGTAAGTTGTTTCAAAGTCGTACGTCAGTGCGCCGGAATCCGGCTGCGGAAGTACCAGCCAGTCATCCGACGGACTTTTTCGAATTTTAATGTATTCCTGTGCCATGTGTTACACCGCTACAAGCGGGTTTTTGCCCGTTTGCCCTTTCCGCAATTTTGCTTCGGTGATTACTTCATCAAACAATGTGCGGCGATCCAACCGGGCGATAAACTCGTATCGGCTGCCGGCACCGCCAGCTTCTTCGCGCACAATCTGGCGCAGCAGGGATTCCGGCGCTTCCAGGTTGTTGCCGTTGCGCTGGTCGCCCAACACGGCCAAGAACTGCCGGTTCGCCGGAATGACCGCTCCGCGCGCCAGCATCGGGATCTGCGGCACTGGCAGTGGATTCACGCCCCACATATTCTGGAACGGGGAAATGCCAAGGAAGTGCGCATTGCGGATCGTATTCAGCATGGAATTGATCTTGTTGAACGGCACGGCAATGATCGTGTTCATGCCGCGAATGATGGCGTTGACGACCGTGTGGAAAGTGCTTTCGATGCCTTCTTTGATGCCTGACCAGATACGGCCGCCGGTCGAAAACACGTCCTTGACCTTCTGCCATGCGTCTCGGAATTTGCTCTGAAACCACTCCGGCACAGACTTGAAGGCGCTTTTGATTCCATCCCACGCAGCCACAGCGCCGGATGAGACCTTTTCCCACAGGCCGCTGAACCAGTCCTTTACGGCCGTCCATTTTTCGATGACCCAGTCCACTACCGCCGCGGCACCTGCTTCCACATTGGCGAGGTGCTGCTCAAAAGCTGCATCGATACTGCTGATCGTTTTACTGATCCATTCCTTTATGGACGTCCATTTTGCGACGATCCACACGACCACTGCAGCTATAGCGGCAATCAGCAGCGGTATCCACGCCCCTGTAATGATAGCAATAGCACCGCCAATAGTTAGCAACGCCACGGTAATAGCCGTAAGGTTCTTGCTGTTGAAGCCGTTTTTAATCACGTCGCGAATTGCCACACCAAGAAGTACAAGCCCCGCGACGATTGCCGTGATTGCTCCGCCAAGCACACCAAATGCCAGCCCCAGCCCAGTGACAGCCGCAGCAGCGCCGATGATGTACCCTGTCAGATTGTCGAAATTTATGCCGTTTTTAAGCATATCGACAACGTTGATGCCCATCAGGACAGCCCCCGCGACAGCAAGCGCCAGCTGCTTTGCCTTCGACAAATTCCCCAGGAACTTCTTTCCGATTTTCCACGCAGCGAATCCAGCGGCCACCGCCGCCACATACGGCGATAGCTCGCGGACAACGGCTGCGATCTTGCCGATTTTTCCGGTGTCGACCTGATCGGACAAATCAAATTTCGGCGCTATGCCAGACGAACCGCCTCCACCGCCGCCGGAACTATCGTTCGATTCCCAGCGGTTCATTTCATCTAGCCCGGAAAGCTGTTTTTTTGCCTTCTCGGCCGCGTCCCCTGCGGCCTCGGTTGCGGAAGCCTGATTATACAGTGCCTTTGCAGATGCATCCGCTTGTGAAGCCGTTTTGCCAAACAACGAATTGATAAACACGGACACAACGGCAGTCAATTTGGCAAGCCACGCCAGAAGCGTTCGAATTGCCGGCAAAATATAGTTATAGATCGGCGCAAAAGCGGAAATCAGATTCCCCCTGATCTGCGCCAAAGATGTTGACATTTGCTTGTCTGCACCGATTGTGCTAAGCAGCATTTTGCGCATCGCACGCAGTGCTTTGGTAATCATGGTGAAAATGAAGACGCGCTTTGCTAGGCCAGCAATTCGTTTGGTGAATTTCTTAAATTGTTCTGACACATTCTGCGTCGTCAAAGCTGCAAGACGCTGCTTTCCCACATATTCGCTTACGGAAGCACTGGCTTTTTCCTGCGCGATCTGGCTGCTTTCCAGATTAAGCTGCGCCATTTTCAGCTGCTGCGTCGTTTTCTGGATTGCATCGCCGGTTTCCTGCGATACCGTCCCGGTGCTTCTGGTTTTCTTTTCGTTTTCGGCAACAGCCTGCAGTTCTTCCAGCTGCTGCCGCAGCGTGGCTACCTTCTGTGCGGCCTTGTCCACGTTGTTCGCGGCCTTTTTCGCGTTGTTTTCCAGCTTCACAAGCCCCGCGTCAAACTTGCCGCTATCAATCGCTGCTTCGTATACCAGATCGCCGACAACATCAGCCATCGCGTCCACCTCCCATCAGCTGCCGGATGAATTCATCTTCGTCGTCGGTCAGATGCGCCGACTTGAAATCGATCAATTCCCGGTTTTCGTCGTAGTATTCGCGTTCCCACTTTTCCAGCTTCTTGTGCTTGCGTAGCTTTCGCCGGATGTCCAGGATCGTGGAAAACGTGCAGTCACCGATCTCCATATAATATCCGATGAACGTCCACCAGTGCATATACGGCAGCGCGCGCACGTCCTGTCCGGCCACGCGGTTGATCGGCGCAATGATCATCGGGAAATCTTGCTCCCAGTCCATCTGCTTCGGCTTCTGACGCTGGTCGCCGCGATCCACGCCGCCGTCTAAAAACCACAGCATGAATTTCACCGCGGCGGCCATGTCCGTGATCTGATCCCAGTCCGGGTAAAAGATCTTGATCGCCACTTCGGCGCGATCCTGATCTGTCAGCTCCGGGTCATTCAGCGCGGCGCAGATGTCCAGAATTTCGCGAAAGTCGCTTCGGATACGAAAACACCGGCCGCCGATGCATGCAGTCTTCGGCAGGCCGGTATTCATGATCTGCGCTTCTTCCTGCGCTGGCCGCCGCCGTTGTATTTATCCAGGTATTTTGCCTGGCGTTTCTGCGCGGCAGCGGTCGCAGCGTCCATCTCGCGCCGAATCTGGCGCGAAACCGCTTCCAGGAACGAAATGATTTGCAGGGAACCGGACGGCGTGAGTGAAACGCAGTAGGCTTTGCCGAACACTGTATCGCAGACGGGCGAAGGGAACGCCGCGTCCACCTGCTCGCGTGCGTAAGCGTCCAGTTCGCGGATCGTCGTGCGGGCGTCCGTATCGCTTTCCTGCGTGCCCATTTCGTCGGCTTTGGCCTTGATCGCCATCGCGGCCGCTTCCAGCCGGTCGATGATACCGATGTCGTTCGGGTCAAAATAGATCTTCCGGTTTGCGTCGCCGTTAATGGTGAACGCTTTCAGACCGGTTTCAAATGAAATGTTATTGCTCACGCCGTCACCCCCTTATGCCGCCGCCTTCGTGAACGTGGCCACGCCGTCCGCAATGGCCGCCGTGCCGACCGTGCGCGTGCCGCCATAGGTCACATCGAACGGCATATCCACAGTCTTATCACCGCCCAGCGACTTCACCTCGATCGCGCAGCCGCTATAGCGTTCTGCGAACATCGCCGTGTCCTTCGTGCCGGCATAGCAGTGCACGATCATCATGTCCTGTTCGGCCAGCGCGGCAACGTCCTGATCCTTGATCGCCAGCTGCCACAGCTTCGTCAGTGCGGTCTCGCCGGCGTCCAGATTGCACGGGTCAAAGGTCTGCGTGATGGTCGGCGCGGACATGGTGGTAAACGTGTTGCCGAGAATGTCCTGCGTGGTCTCCTTGTTCCAGTCATATTCCTG